CACCCCTCTACATATGACTGTGCCAGTTTTTTCCAGATCCCTTTTACTGAATGATCTGATTATTTTTTCCCCAAGATTAGACAACCCACATTTATAGAAACCCGCCTTCACAGCAAGGTCAATTCCTCTCACTGTCTGGTCATTCTCATCGATAACGAGATCCGATTTTATATAACCGAGGTGACATACATTTTCAAACGTCTTGGTCGATGTTTCAATATCACCTATATTGAAACGATTCAACGTGTATCCCTCTTTACTTGGATCATAAGGCTGATTAGGAACAAATATATCATAGACGTTGATTATCAATTCCTTTTGTAGCAACGCGAACATTATATCGCGATGATTTCTTGGAACGGATATATTCAAAATGGAGTATCTCCTATTCTTAACATCTCAAGTTTGCTTATCGCGTCGGACCCAAATATTCTGATGCGACCATACCACCGACACCGACACCACTTGACAAGCCCGTCTCTTCCCTCGGCATGTTCCGGGATCAACTCAACCCGCTCATAGACGTGCATCGTTCCGTCCACTTTAGTCACGAATCGCTCTATCCTCTCATGCCTGAATCTTCTAAATGTCATTGGTTAACCTCCATTATGGAACTCATTATTTCATAGGCAATCTGAGGTGGGATAGCGTTCCCGAGTGCTTTAACTCTGTCCATTTCTCCGGAAAACCCTTCACCCACTCGACGTACTCTGCTCTCGGGTATTGACCATCGCTGTGTTTCTCCCTGATCACCTCGCGGAAATTCCCATGACTGTGTTCCGATTCTCTGAATCTCTTTGCAGATGCCCCTTTTTTGTCTGATGCCGTTGGACGAGGCAATAATCCAAATGTGCCGTTCCACCGTTGGTAGCCCGACACAAGCAGCTTGTATATCAATCGTCCCGACTTCGTAACCGACACTCTCCAAGTCATCAATCCACTCATCGAGAACCATCTTGACGATTCCAACAACATTTTCAATAATGATCCAATCGGCGTTGAACTTGATAGCAGTTCCGACAGTTTCTTTCCAGAGATTTCGGTCATCTGATTTCCCTGCTTGCTTCCCCGCAACCGAGAATGGCTGACACGGAGGCGAGGCGGTAATAATGTCAATTGGCTCATCTATCGCCCACTCCTCATAGTTTTTAATATCCCCAAGATTCTGCACCCCCGGCATCCTGAGTTTGATCAGCTCGCAGCAGTAGGGTTCAATTTCCGATACAGCAACTGTCTTTATCCCTGCGAGATGCGCTGCGATAGAAAACCCCATGATGCCAGTGAACAAATCAAGGTGATTCATCCCTTAACCTCCATGTCAACGATCAGCCCGTTATCATCAATTCTCCTGATCACGTTCGGACCGTAATGTGATTCTAATTTCGCGGAGAGCATGTTAGATGTGACCATGATCGGGACACCGCGCTTGTGGCACCAGTAAATAATCCTCATAAACCAATCCGATGCGAACTTCCCTTCGCGACCTAAGTCATCCAGTACGATCCCTCGTGCGCTATTGGTCAAAGCCTTGAAGTGCTTGGCAGCCTCAAACCCTTGCTCGAACTCGCCCTGATCGGTGCAGTCGATGAATCTATACAGCGATGGGAATCTGCGTTCGGGTTCATCTTTCCAAGTGTGATGAATCGTGTCAGTAATCCACAGCTCAGTCAACCAAGCAACAGCTAACATCGTTTTTCCATGCTTCGTCTTAGTTGAGCAGAGACCGAGATTTTTTCGATTGTGAGTTGACTGAATGATGAGTTGATGAAATTTCGCGACATCATCAGGGGTCCAGCGACCATTGTATTCGTTAAAGTCCTTGATCGTGTAACCCCGGTAAACCTGCGGGATCATCATTTGCTGGTGAATCTGGTGAATACTCATAGATTACCTCGTTGTCATTATTTTATTGACTGACTTAACTGGCGGAGATAAAAGATCCGTACCTCCCCGGGATTTGTCAAGAATCTCATAAAACTGTATTCGGCCCCGCCCTTCCCAAAATTTCAGAAGAGATCCGATCGATCGATGGTTCTCTTTTAGGATCTCCTCGATATCGTCGCGCTTCAAATATTTCAATACTTCCCTGATCGTCTCGATATCATAACCGGCATTGATAAAATCTCTCCGTTTCATCAGAGTTTCGATTGCATCAACCTGAGTCCTGAGTTCAAAGTTAGATCCGGGATACCGTTTTTTTATTACAGTATCTATCCAGTGCCTTGCTATCGCCACAACCGAAGAATCATGTTCTGACTCATCCCATTTGGGTTTTGATTGAGAATCAGAGGAGTCGGTTGTTTGTTTCTCTTCTATTCCTTTCTCTTCTATTCTCTTCACTTCAGGTTCACTTTTATTTACCGATGGTTTACAATTGTCGGTCAGTGTCGGACATTTGTTAACCGATGACGGCTTTTGTCTTAGCAATTTTCGCTTGATATAGGGAGGTGCATGTTCACTCCATTGATGAATTTCGTACTCGTCTGAATCTCCAATTCTATCAATAAATCCTCTTGTCTCTAACGCTTTAGCGAAATCACCGCACTCACCCTCCCATTCGGCAGCGACCTCGATATCAATAAAGTCACCCACATTGGGGTCACAGTTCGAATATGTCGAGTGCCATAGCAGCTCAAGATGACCAAGCGTTTGAGCCTTAGATATGCCGAGATCCCTAATAAGCCTTAAGAATTTTTTATTAGAATAAAGTGAGTTAAGAGCCATTAGTTGCTCGCCATCCGTGAATAATCACAATGTCCCTCCAAAAGAAAAACTCCCTGATTTCGCCGCGATCATCTCCGAGAGGGATGTACGAAAAAAGGGAGTTAATACAAACTTGTTCTCGGAATTTAATATAGTGATCGCTCTTATATAATAATCGAATCCCGCTGCAATAGCAAGCGATAAAACGATTTCTTTCATGTTGTGCATTATCATTAGTTTAGTACCACCTCCGGATTATCAACGAGCAGACCGAAGGTAATGGCCATCTTTTCAACGTCGAGGGTTTCCGTCCCGTTTGACAAGAACTTCAGATCAATGACAGCATCATCTTTAACCGCCAGTACGATCAGCCCGCTCAATTTACACCCTTTCGCGATGGCATGCAGTGTCTTGAAGTCAACCAGTTCACCGTCTTTCACTCTTCACCTCGTTCTGATTTATTTTCCACTGGCTTCCTAATTGCCTCCACCGAAATATCAATAATTGTCTTGCGCTTCTTTTTGATCGGCTCGCCCATAATCAGATTGACATAAATATCAGAAATGTCGATGATGAGGATATCCTTATTTTTCACTCTCCACCTCCCGCTCGAATTCAATTATATCCTTGATCACCCCGAGACACAGTTCACATTCGCCATCGACCAGAATCGAGGTGCATCCATTCACCGCACAGTTCGGACAGAGCTTTTCGCCACACATCGGACACGTCACTTCGCGAACCGTATCGACGTGATAGATCCGATGCTTTTTCGATAGCCTGATCCCGCACAAGTACCTCCTGCGCCCTGTACTGAGGTGATATTGGATTTGACCACGCTTTTTCTCTGGTATCTTGACTGCGATCGTTATTTTGCCGAATAACACTATCTCCAGTTTTCGAGTCTTTGGGTTGAAGTCGTGTTCGAATAATTTCATTATAAATTAGCCTCACGCTGGAGATTCTCTCTTTTTATCGCGACACAAATCATAGCCTTGTCCCATTTTAATCCAGCATAAAGAGTCGATGACGCAAATAGTGGCTTAAATCCACACAACCCACATTCATAAGCATACCATCGCTCATCAGCATCACCATCATCTACAAGGTGTATATCCTCACTTCCGCACTTACACTGTCTAAGTTTCATCAGGACCCCGGTATTTTTCTTTGAATATCGATTTTCCAAGCATAATATTTAGGATCAGATCCTATTATCACAATATCGATGACCTCTTCACAGATACGCCTACGCGCTCGATAAGCGTAGGTCATTGAAAGCCCCTCAGCATCAAAGCGTTTCTTTATGTATTGAGAGCTGACTCCGGTGCAATTGAATTGCCCCAACAGCAGGATCAGCAGTTTGATTGCGAGGATTTCGCGACGCTTCTTCTCTGCATTAGATATTCTCATTAGGAAATTCCCTTATCTTAAGATCTTCCGGGAATCGCGGATCGTTCCAATCCTTGACCACTTTCCCGTCGATGCTAACCTGCTTGACGAAACAAGCGACTCCTGCAGATTTGCACTGAGCTACAATCTCTCTGATCCATTCGATCTTGCATTCTCTGCGCTTGGGTCCGGACTCGCAACCAACGATCACCCAATCGCAAGCTATATAACCTTCACACTCACTTCCGCACCTATAACAACGAGTACTTCTGTTCTGGTGTGAACCTGTCAGATCTATGTCCATTTCGGTTTCATGCCAGCCACATGAGCATTTATAGGCATTATACCCGATATATGGAAGGATGTTAACCTTCTCCAGCATCGGTTCAACCGATACAAACCGAACCGATGCCGGAGTCTTTAGTAGTAGCGGAATTCGCACATCAGCGCGATCTTGATTCTCGGCAGTCACGCCAAGCCAGAGATTCGGAATTGGAGACTGAACTCCCGCTCGGGCTGCAACCAATTGTCCCTCTCCCGTCATGTAATTAAACATATTTCCAGATCGCTTAGTAAGTACCTGAAATGTATGCTTCGGCTGTATTGCGACGGAATGAATCACCTGATCGCGCCATTGACTTTCGATGCCTTCGTGAAATAGATCTCCCATAGAGCAGACGAATATTCTTTTGCCTTTCTTGCCCCGGATCGGTTTATAAAGAGAATCAAGATTCGCTCGGACACCGAAGGGATTGTGATGTTGATAATGCTTCGCGCCCATTAACTTCAGTCGATTCGCCATTTCCTTCGCGTAGCAATTCAGGCACCCCGTTGATATCTTGGTGCATCCTGTCACCGGGTTCCATGTCTCATCTGTCCATTCGATATTAGTTTTATTCATATTCCACTCTTGCGGTTAAAATGCTTCACAAATCCCGCTATCACATAAGCACTAAGAGTGATAGTTCCGTAGCCGTGCTGAAAAGCATGTGTGATGATTACAGCGGATATCAGTAACCAAAGGATTATCACCCCGTATGTTTTACTCATCTGGCACCTCGAAAAACATTTGCTGACCTTTTAATTCTCTGAATGGCAGGGCTATCGGATTCGCTAATAGCCAACAATACCCCGCCCTATCATTCCAGACGTTATCTTTTACTTTCGGATCACTGGAATGAAAACAATCAATGATCTCAACAGAGCCGATGATGCCTCCCCGCTTTGCTAATTCTGAGGTCTCCTTCGAATCATAATGAAAGTTATCAAAGCGAGGATCGTTCCTGATCAGCAAATTATGCCGAAGATCCCGTTGCTTTCCTACGTGAATAAGTACCCGACCTCGGATGCGCGTATTCCATGTTCTATTCTCAATATCCTTTCCGAGGTGAAGAATTGCAAAGCCCCATGGTTGCCTGATTGAGACTGCTTTCATAATCCCCTGCTCCTTTCCCACTGGTGAATCAAGAATTGTTGATTTGCATCAGCATTTTTCTGACTCTCAATTGAGTTGTTTTTGAATCCGATCGGTTTCTGATCAGCCAACCGATCGCGCTTGATTTTTCGCGCATCATCGTAAAGAGTCTTGATGATGGGATTGTCTTCTGGATTAATCTGTATCACCTGATTCTCTTTTGTTAAAAAGCAGTTAACGTGACGGGAACAATAAACTCTCTGCGATTTTTACCGCTACATCCCAATTCACCAATAACAAGAGTTTTTCCCCTTAGACTGTCAGCATAATTCTCAAGAGCCTCTTCAGGTGTATTCCCATTGCCAAATGTGGCAGTTAGGACACTATCACATTTTATACCCGAGCTTTCAAACGAAGCATACCATCGCGAAATATCTCTGCAAGATGTTGGTCTGTTGAGTATTTCTATCTGCGCTTTGGTGATGTCTGATAATTCCTGTAATGTCATTTTATCCGACCCCTTTATTTAATAAACAGCAATGCCCCGGTCGCTGTTACCTTTGCACTTATGTGAAAGACGAGCCGGGGCATTGACTAAAACTGATCGTACAAAGGTAACGATCATAATATAAACCCAATCTTTCACAAAATCAAGCTCTAAACGATCTTGTACGAAGCCTCAACCGTCTGCTCTGCTCTATAAACCTTCATATCATGTGAAAAGCATTTGAGAGAAAAGCTGTCAACACAGATTGCATTACATGTTGCTCCACTACTATTCTCGAACCACGGGAGCTTGCAATGAATCATTTTATGATTATTAATATCTACAAACAACTCCCTATCTTCTATTTCCTGAAACGTCACGACGCTTGGCATTCCTGCGACCTTACTCATTTCCGACCCCTTAAATTAATTCTGCTTGCATTGGTTTTTTATCTAAAGCCCGATTCGCGATATCTTCTTTCGAAACGAGCATTTTAGCCATATGTGAATCCAGACTTCCGTCGAGTACCAAGTACTGAACCAGCACACCTTTTGTTTGTCCGATCCGGTGGCATCGATCCTCAGCTTGCGCCATGTTCGCATGTGTCCAGTCCATCTCGGCAAATATAACAACGTTGGATGCTGTTAATGTAATTCCCACCCCTGCAGCCTGAATTTGTCCGATGAATACCCTACATTCCGGGGTTTCCTGAAAATAATCAACGCTGTCTTGCCTCTTACTTCCGGATGTTGATGTTTTACCAGTGAGAACCGCGCTTCCCGGAAATTGCCTGATCAGCTCATCCAGTATCACATGATGATGAGCGAAAACGACAACCTTTTTAGTCTCGAGCAATACTGATTTTATATGCGATATTACTTGCGGGAGTTTCGCGACTGCGGTAGCCTTACGAAGCTCTGCCATTTTAGATAGATCAGTCAACCGAGCTTGATTAAGTTTCTGCACAGCGTCCTTGTATGCATCTGTATTATCAGACTTCCGAAGAGAATCAACCTTACTTACTAGAGATTTAATACGAGCTTTTTTTCGATCATACTCCAATAACTCTTGAGCAACAACTCTTCTGCATTCTGGAGAGTTACAATCAAGCTCAATCACCTGTCTAAACTTACTCGGGAGATCGGTCAATACTTCAGACTTCAAACGCCTGATCATAAACGAAGACCTCATTTTTTCCTGCAATTCATCAAGGTTAGATGCGCCTGTATCGACATACTGACCATAATCATTTTTATATGCTGCGCAATACCTCCGTTTAAATATCGTCTGATTGCGCCATTGTACTGAATCGAGCGATGATATCAATGTCCAGATCTCCTTCACCCGGTTAGGGATTGGAGTCCCCGTCAGATAAACCAGCTTTGCATCACCCTCAATAATCCCGCCCTTATATTCAAAAGTCTTTTTCCCGAGGATTACTTTGGTCCATCCCGTTTTAGAATTCTTCAATCGATGCGCTTCGTCGCAGACTATCATCTCCCAATCGAACGCTTTTAATTGTTCTGGAAATTTCTTCACGATGTCATAATTAATGATCACGATTTCCGCTTTCGGAATCCGCTTCATTTTCGAATCTACAATAACGATGCTGTGCCTTCGCACCATCCATTTTGTAATTTCATTATACCAGTTCCGCTTCAGTGATGCCGGGCAGATAATCAGCACCGGATATTTATATAGTTTATCAAACGAATCAGAGTTCATGTCCGAGCTTAATTCACCATCGCACAAATTCATATACCCGATGACCTGAATAGTCTTCCCCAATCCCATCTCATCCCCGAGGAGTACATTACCCCGGTTATTAATAAAGTCTATCCCTGCTCGCTGAAAGGGCATGTATACAAGCCCTTTCGGTGATGGGATATCAACATCAGCATCCAGTGCGCGGGATGATACAATCTTTTTTTCCTTTTCAATGATTGGTGTTATTCCTAATCCGGTGAGAACCTCCCGGCAGGTATCGTCGCAGGAGTCAAACAGCTTAACAGCTCTTCGAGGATCGCGAGTGAACCAGAGTTTCGAATCGCCATCCCAATAAAACCCCGCATCTTTCAAGGTATGTCGCTCACGAAAATCAGACTGAGCGACATACCTGTCGTTGTCGAAACAAATTATCAAGCTACTTCCTTGCGCTCGTCCTCGATCTGAGCCTTAGATTTATGCTTGTTTGGAATCACCTCTAAATCGAGAGTCAGTTGCGCTCGCTTTCCCTCGATGTAATCCTCGGCTCGCTTGCAAAGTCGAGCAAGGATCTTGACGCATTCGAGCGGGAGATAGTGAGTCTTATTATCACCATCAGCCTCCTCGTCGGATGGTCCGCCAGATTCTTCCGGCTTTGATTTAACACCTCGAGCAACAGGTCTCTGCGGTGTTGTAAATTCAAATGGTTCAGATGAATTTGCCATTGGCTTGATCGCTACAAAGCTAACGAAAACCATATCATCATCAAGGTTGAATCTTACATCCTTGATAGCAATATCCGAGTCCCATCCCTGTTCACTCACCTCAACCAAGTCTGCAATATATTGGTTGAGAGAGTGCATCGTTTTCCTGAACAGCGGATCAGGTGCGCCCTTTGATTCTAACGTGTAATTTACAACCGTCAAATCAGGTTGCTCAACGTAGTACTTCAGGCACACCTTTTCTCCATCGATCCGAATAAGTGTAAAGTCCCGCACTAATCCTCCTTTTTTATGAACAGTAGCACTGTCTTTTCGTCCCATAGGTATTGAATCTCAGAAGAATCTATGGGACCAACCTCATCTAATGTTGTATCGTTACATGAGCGATGGTCCCTGTCTCTTATACACATCTGACGCTGCCGACGATCTTACGCGTGTA